CAGTACCAGATGTAATAGGTATTGTTGCTACAGCATTACCAGTTGCACCTACTGATGCACCTTGTACTTTGCCTAGAGCAATACCATTAAAACGATCTGGGTACAACGCTCCTACATGATTCGCAATCATACCGTCTCCTTAAGCGTAAGTTTCACTAACAGCTTCACCGCCATTAGTTGCTAATAATGTTACTGATGTGTTTGCTGATGCTGCCACCGCAAATACATTTTGACCGTCAGAAATAATAACGCCACCAGTGTTGTTAGCTAAAAGCGTAGCAGCACTAGAGCCATTATTTGCTGTCACAGTTACGTTAGCTGTTGGGTACATTAAGTACACACCAGCTGGAATAACTGTACCAGGTGTTGTCACGGCTGTAACAGTTGTTGTTTGAAAGTAGGCACCTGCAGTGTTAGTGTTAGTACCTGAAACTAAAATCTTATTGGTTGCTAATGACATAACTTATTCTCCTTAAATTGTTAATGAGTTATATCCAGTAACCTTAGTCATGGATTTTGGTTTAGTATTCACTAACTCAGCAATAGTTAGCACCGCACCTACATAACCAATTTGCCAGTTAGGTAGAGTTGATTCAAAACCTGTAAACACAAATGAACCTTGGTCATGGATATATAATGAGAGGTAATTTGTATTGAGGAAGTAAACCGTACCTTCTGGGCAATATGGGTCTGGATAAATTGGCACACCAGCTACCATCAATGCACGGAAAGCTGCTTGAGGACCGTTTGCTTCACCATCAAAGCCTGAACCTGGAGTAATTACATATTGCTCTTGACCAACGTAGTCTTGAGCTAATAATGTCCAAGTACCAAAGCCGCACACACCAAAGCTAGGCACTTCAGCAGAGTTTTTAACTGTGCCAGAAATGTATTGCAAGATGTTTTGACGGGTTGGGTTGACACCACCTGCTGCATATTGTTTTGATTGCCACCAAGTATATGTAGCACGGTCAATATTACCGTAAGTACCACTTGATGAAACAGCTGCAGGTAACCCTGTAAATTGTTGAGTATTAGTACTGTTGTTGTACAAGCTTGTTGCCATAGCATCCATCATAACGTTGGTTGCATCATTCATTCTAGCTTCAATCAAAGGAATGACTGCGGCATCTTGTTGAACTGCACCTTCCATACCTAGGAATGGAACTGGAGCAATCATCAACTTTAAGTTGAACTCAGCATTGTATGCGCCTTGTTGAACTGAAGGTTGATTAAATGAGCCAGAATAGTCTGACCATTGTGCGTTCACAAATTGTGAGCCTTGTACAGGCACAGTTACTGAAGAAACACCACCAGATGCTTGTTGACTGTTTGCAATCAACGCCGCCATCAATGGGGTGCTGTTATAAAGTTGTACGACTAGCTTCGGGATAAACGCTCTACGAGTGACGTAAGTCAACTCCGTTAATTGTGTTGAACCTGAAGCCGGAAGAATACCACCACCTATAGCCATAGCTTATCTCCGTTTTTAATAAAATTAATCCCCGTTACTATTAAAGACCAATGGGTTTAGGAGATTTCCTAAGCTCATTAAGCGCTTTAAATGCTTCATCCCTTGCAGCTGCCACAGGATTTTTCTGAAATTTAGAAAGATCAAATTTGGACAACGTACTTGGGTTATAACTTGTACCTGGAGTTGGAGCTGCGGATTGCTGCATCCATTTCCAATACTCTGCTGCTGTTTCGTGATTAGGAATGTTTTTTTCTAACATTATTTTTTCAATAGATTCAATGTCAGCATCGTCTTTAGCTAATCCTTTTTTAAGGAGCGATTGACGTCTTTCATTTAAACTATCTCTTGCATCACGTTCACGCATTCTGTTTTCTATACCTTCTACTCTTTCATAAGCTTTTGATACGGCACTTGTTGTCGCATCTTCAATCTCTAATTCAGGGATTGGTAAGTCTGGTTTAGCTTTTTTAGTTAAGCGTAAAAAATCTTTTCTTGTTTCTGGATTCTCTGCTAACTGTCTAGCTAAAGCAGCTAACTCAAGCGTTTGTTCATTTGACATATCTTCTAAACTCATGACTATCCCCTTTTAAATTAAATTACTTTTTTACCGTCAGCTGGTTTTTGAACATTCATGCGGTTCTTAGGACCAGCTTTAGCTGCACCGTCTAATCCACCCATTTCAGAGAAACGTGGTGTATTTACGATTTGACCGTTTTGTTGGTTGTTATCAGTTGGGCGTCTTGGTGCACCAGCTGCTCTTGGTTTAAATAAATCCATTTATTGCTCCTTAAGTGTCATTGGTTATACAGGTCCAGGTGAAGGTGGCAATCCTTGCGGACCTCCGCCCATACCAGGAATTTGTGGCGCTTGTGCCAATGCTTTACTTTCAGGCGTTGCGCCTCCAGCCTGAGGTAAAGCTTGTAGCATCTGTAAAATTTCAGATTGCTGCAATTCTTTTACGCTATTTTTTCTTTCGCCAATAACTGCTGTGAGTGATTTCAATGCAGACAATACCTTTTGTCCTTCTTCTGAATCACTACCAATTGCTGCTATGGATTGTTCGATTAAGTCCATTGCCATACCAATATTAATTAAAGCTGCTTCGCGGCTTCCTGTTTTAGGTTCTGGGGTGGACATTGGAGATGCCATTGGAGGAGTTTCATCCGCTGACATAGATGTATCTACAGGCTCTGCTTCATTTTTAGCAGGCATAGGAGTAGTTGATGTTGGTTTTTCCATCATCTGTAATAATTCTGCTGAGGGTTCTGCCATTTTTTTTCCTAAGTTTATATGCTAGATATAAACAATTTTTTTAGGATTGTCAATACCTATGCAATTTATTTGCACATTTTACGGCTCTTACGACCTTTTCTTGCCATTTTAAGTCCTTTCAAAATGAAGGCGACCACTTTTTTAGAGAGCAGCCATACTCTTTTTTTAATACCCACGCTTCATATTTCTTGCAGAACTGCGGTCTGTCATGCGAGTTCCATAAGTTTTCATTCCTTGTACGCGGTATTGTAAACTTGCAGGTTGATCTTGTCTATTTAATTCTGCAGTCGAATAACGAGGTTGATCTGCAGTGGGTGTTGTCATATCACGTTCTGCCATTATAGTTCCTCCATATCAGTTGCTGGTGGAGCTGGACTAGGTGTAGGTGCCTGAGGCGCCATAGCCATCATCTCAGCTTGTTTTTGCTCATTAGCTTTTAATTTCTCTTTGAGCAATTGTTTCATTGGAGGTTCAAGTAAATCAATGAGACCCTCACGATCAATAGCTTGCGCTTTAAATAGATTAAATGCAAGTTGTCTTAAATCTTCTGTAAAGATTGGTGAGTTACTATGTGCATCTACTTTCACCACAAAATCTTCTGTAAATTGTGCAGCAATAAATGGTACGCCGTCAACATCTTTAAAGTGAGTGCCATCATACACGCGCATCATTTTTAAATAAAGAGTTGCTACTTTTTCTAGTGCATCTTCAACAATGATCGCACGTTTCTTAGCACGGCTAGAACCTAAACGCGCTAATTGTGAAGCATGACCTGCAGAACGAACACCTTGTTCACCACGACCAGACAATACAGATGAGATACCGGAAGCTTCTGCAAACATTGCGTCAACTTCATGGATCACTTCAAATAATTGTTGTGGCATGGTAGGTGCAACACGCTCTACTTTAGCGTTAGGTAAGTCAGATGAAAGCAATCCACCTGCGCGATTCAATGCAAAATTCTTTTCATCTAAAATTCCAGAGAAACCAATCAATGCTGTAGGTGGGTTCACTTGTTTAGATAAAAGATCAAGAATCTCAGACATACGTTTATTTCTTAGTTGTTGTAAGAAAACTAAACGTTGTACTTCAGACTGACCCCAGTAGTAATCGTATTGTGGGTTAGGACAAATTTGTATGAAAGGACATTCGCCTTTTAGGAATACAGTTTCACCTGGTCTGTCATAGATAACTATATCAGGATCAGCAATGGTCACCACTTGATAGTCTTGTGTTTCATCATTCCATACCCAAAGCTCATTCATTTCAACTGTATCTTCAGCCACACGCGCTTTATAACGAGTGTAACCAGATAAATCTAAATTGACGTTACCATACATGGTTGGATTAGACTGTGACATCACAATTCGATCTAAACCTTCTGGCACGTCTAAACCACCTTGATGGTAAGCAGAGCTTACTCGTTTTAAAATCTCATCACGTTTAGGATGAGAATACAAACGATTCATCAATTCTGATTTAGTAATATAATATTTTTGAACTAATGCTTCTTGACGATCTGTGTAAGGTGTATCTTCACGCAATACGCCTACATTACCAGGCTCAATCATGTAAGGGTGGATGCCACTACGATAGATAAGCTTTACAAAGGTGGTGTTGTAACATAATGCCCACGTCAAAGCATTGCTAAACACTTGGTCACAATTGCTATTAAGCCATTCATCATTAAGTGCTTTAGTAAGAATAGACACTCGTCTAAATTCATCTGGAGGCACAGCAGCACCCAAGTCAATAGAAAAGCGTGTTGTTTCTGCTGAAAACAGAAAGCTAGTGAGTTGATCGATGTGCGGATAGATTTTGTTGAAAATCGCTGGCGCTTCTTCTGGACCAGCACCAAAAAGATAATAATTTCTTAACGCTGAGTAGTCGGCTTTGCGTTCTGCAGCTGACACACCACACTTATTGATAAGATCGAGGTAAAACTCCTCGCGTTTGACATTATCTTCTGGAATACGCATTATTTATTCACTTTTAAGTTTTCATGGTCTTGTATGTAGCTTGCTGCCTTAGGTCCAGTTAAATTTCCTGCGTCTTGTGGTCTAAAGCCTACTGATTCATCTCGAACAGGCTTCACAGCGTTACCACTCATCACATTTTGCAAGTTATACTGTCCAGCATTACCCCACATCACTGCATCTCCTGGTCTTTGCTCTCTTGGAGGTGGTGCATTGTTGCGCGTTAAGTAATTGCCTTGAGTTTCTCCCTCACGGGTGGACTTAATATCAGTCATTTTAAATTCACTAGCTAGGTTGTCAAGCGTTTTATCGTTCTTTTTAGTAGCGTCTGACTTAAGACTAGGTGCCTGTAAGAACACCATCATCACATTTTCTGTGCATCCTTGTGGGCAAGTAGCCTCATAACCCTCAAAAAACCCATGTTCACTACACTTGTAATCATGCAATACTGCCATTTTTATCCCCTTTCAAGTTGTTTATCTAATGTAATAAATGAATAATCTGCTTTATTTTTAACACCAATGTCCATTTTGATCTGTCCATTCTCTACTTTGAGACCATATTTTCTACCAAAACGTGGCTTTGGTACACGTCTATAGTCCACAAATCTTGTTTTATCCATGTTCTGCATCACAGCTACCTCACCATTAAGCCAAGATTGATAGCCTTTAGACACTCGTCTTTGCACAAACTCTGTCAATGGTGCTGTGTCATATATAAAAATTGTCTGTAAAGTTTTGTCTGACAACCCACAAAGCTCTGCAAAAAGTTGAACAGAGATGCCACGGTTTAAATCGTTTAAGAATTGTTTAATAATTCGATGCAATTCTTTTTTAGGTATGACTTCAACTCTCATTAATGTCCATACACTCCTATACGTTTTAAGTAATCAGATACATTACGACCTACTGCAATTTGTTCTGCAGTGTAATCATCTTGTACACGCGATATTTGACGTGTGACTTTCTGTGCAATCAATCGAGGTTGTACTTGTTCAGCAAATGCAGCCACCGCTAAAGCTGCTGCAATCACCCTGTCATCTTTATTGCGACCTGTGGCTTGTATAGAACCACCATCACGCACAATCGTTTTCATCTCTTCAATAAGTTCCATAGAAAATATATCCATCATGCCACGCTCAAAATAATCTTTCATGTAGGAAAGCATACGTTCTTTGGTAGCTGATGTAGTCAACCAACCAATGGAGTTACTCATACCACCCAAAGTATCATTGCGGCGCCATATATAGTTTTGCATAGAGCCATACACATTCATTAAATCAGCACCTATAGCACCCCCCATGGAAGCGGCTTGTCGTTTCAAATTTCGCAACTCATTAATGACAGCCTGTCCTGGACCATTGACCTCTAAGTTGAGCGTTGAGTTCTTGTAAGCACCTGCTAGGTGAGCAATCACCCATGCAAATTGATAGGTATTTAATTCTGATGTGGCAAATTCAGCAACTTGTTCCAAACCGTCAGCATAAGCTCTAAAGACTTGTATGCAAAAACGGTCAGCCCAATCAGAACTACCATAAGCGGGATCAGCACCAATAACATAATAAGCCGTATCCACTGGCTCTTCCCAAACTTTGAGCACACCCAACCTTTCGGTTGATTTAAGAACTTCCGTATCTTGGAAGTTAGCTCCCATAGAATAACGATAACTTTCATAATTAAGCTTTTTAGAAATCTTAGCAGCATCCGTACACCTCGCATTAGAAAAATAACTTGTTCCTGTCATCACAAAAGCATAATCTTCTGTGGGTGGAAACTCTTGATACATGAGTGCATCATCCTTGATACCCTCATAAAGCTTCCAACGCCACCATGCCATTTGTCTTGAGTTGATTTCTACGTCATAGAGTTTTTTAATATCTCGTGTCCACTCTTTTTCCTCAGTGGTGAGTTTGCCATCCCAGTAAACTTTGTAGATTTCACTATCAGGGTCAATCGAATAAAATTGGTTACGCCACCAACCACAGAAAATAGCTCTTTGTGTTTTAGCTCGTTTGGCAGTGACATACATATCATGAAACATATTAAATCCTTGGGCTGTACTTTCAAATAAATACAAACGCTCAGG